TTTGCAGTTTATTGAGGTAATCATTGTCGGGGACATTTACTGCCTCGTTTTGTGAAGTACCTTGAACAGTACCTTGTACCGCAGTACTAGTTAGTAGAGCCGCAGCATTTTTAACATCTTCATAATCTTCAAGCTTAACAAGCTCATGGATGTTATGAAGCGTATCCATACTCGTTGCAATTTCGGACTTACTTCCGAGAGGGGAAGACTTGGGACGAGGGGCAGACTGGTCATACTTGGGCCATTGTCCTTCCATCTCTTTCACGATCTTGAAATCGTGACCAGCTTCGATATCAGTAATATCACCGAAGTCCTCATCAAGCATTGCACCGATAATCTTCTTGAAAAGAATCACACCGATGGAAAGAATCTTAACCTCACCACTCTCACGATCAAGAATGTTCATGTAGTAACGGGCACGGGGCTTGATCTGGCGAGCAAGATCCTCGTCCTCCTTACGACCCGTTTTCTACAGGGCGTAGTAAAGATCACACATGGGACAACTTTCCCCGTGAATCTTACGACAATGGTGGTTCTTTACATTACCATCAGGGCCAGTAACCCTGTGGATTTTAGTCTCCGCATAGAACTCCTTCTCGTCATCCTTCCAGGGAAGAATCCGAACGGCATTAGTGCCTTCAGGAATTTGGTAGAACTTCTTGAGGAAGTCTGTGTTGTTACCCGATTGGGGGTTGTTAAGTTGTTCGTGCTTCAGACGAAGCGCATTAAGATCAATAGCCATAGTTAGTTTCTCCTTAGTTAGTATTGTATGATAGTAGTATCACTTGTAAAGTTTGGTCTCTTCTCGTTGATTCGCACTTACCTGCTGCAACATATCTTTCTTCTGTTCTAGGGAACGGACCAATCCCTTGAGCATTTCGTATTTAAAAACAGCATCATCTGAACGGTTCTGCAAAGCAGAGTGTGTATCATCGCTAAGAACAATATCGTCAAGGTCTTTAGCGGTCAACTTGCTAGATGATGATGCCTTTGTAGTCTTCCTAAGAGTGGCTGCAAAATGAGAGATGTTTAGATTGCACTCATTCATTTGCCTCTTAGCCATGCTCATCAAACCATGATAGTAGGAGTAAATTGATGCTTGTCGAAACATCTCATCTTCTACCGCTTGGTCATTAAAGCTAACCAAAGCATCGCTGATGTCTTTGTAGTTCTCCCATGTGAAATCATCGAGAGTTTTAATTAGTTCATTCATATTAGTACCCAGTATTTGGGGGTGTAGGTTTACTTGTCTTACTATTAGAGGCGGGTGATCCAGATCCTTTAAGTATATTCGTTAAAAATTTTGGATCTTTAATCTGCTCTGAGCTATTGGGGGTCTTGGGTGGGTTTAAGTCTGGGGTTGGGAAGATACTCTTGTACTCTGCGGGAGTAATTAGGGTATAGGAACCGAACTGATCTAAAGCCACATAATCTCCAGGAGATCCTCTCCTAGCTGTTTTTTTGGGATCAAAAACTCCTTGCTTAACTAAACCAAAAGGGTCGCTCATAAGATAATACGACCGCCCCTCAAAAGTTGCGATTGGATTTACAGGAAGTATAAATCCCCATAACCCATTCTTATAGAGGGACAAAGAGTTTAGGGGTTTGTCCTGTCTAAATAAAATATCATTCAGATGCATGTCTTTCATAAAAAATCTCCTGTATTATTTAGGGCTGTCGAAAATAAACATAAAGAGTTCTTTATTAAGAGTAGCTAATTGCTGAATCATATTTGATGTGATAGTAGTGAGAAATTCATTCCCAATCTGAGGCATCTCATCATCATCCCCTAAGCCATACATCTCATACCCAATGTGACAGATTTCGTGCAGGAGAGTCCCTCTATAGTCTGCCTCGCATTGGTTAGGATCAATAATGAGGAGGGACAGGGGGAATTCCACACACCCATACAGGTTATCCTTCGTTAGCGGTTTCTGTAGAATGGTAAAGGTTTTGATTCCCGTGTGAACCTCTAAAGGGTGTACTGGGTAATCCTTTTTATGAAGTAGGGACATCAGGAATCATCTCCTGCAAATACTGCATCCCCTTCTGTCATGCGAAGGATATTATAATCTACATCCATAGGCACGATGAACCTGGGCCTACCATTCCTAGACTTAATAACATAGGCTCTCATCTTTCCCTCATCAAACTCTTCCTCGGATTGGTTCAGAGACATAGCAAAATCACAGGTTCTAATCTTACCATAGGAGTCTCCAAGTTCTGCATCTGTAATAATCTTCACCATCCTGCCCTGTCTGTTAGTCTGAGTGGCAGTCCAGACTAGGAAGTTGTACTCCATAGCAACCCCCCTAAGCTCCTCTGCGGTCTTCTGTTGAGCGTGATACTCCTGCTGGATGTCCCTAGTCGGACGCAGTAGTTCAAGGTAGTCCACGATTAGGAGGTCAGGCTCAAACTCATCATAATTCTTCAACTGAACCAGTAGGTTACGAATGGTATTAATTGTTGCCTGACCTGTAGGGAACTCCTTAATAACCAATTGGCTACCTGGGAACTCCGTCTGGAACAACTCCAGCCTCTTCTTCACGGTGAGTTGGTTGGAAGGATCCTTCAGCTTAAACTGAGGCACCAAGGTCATAATAGAATCAAACCGCTGGGCGATCTTATCCTCACTCATCTCTAGAGAGATGTACAAGACCTTCCTACCCTCAATCATTGATTGCACTCCTTGATTGACAAGATACAAGGATTTGCCTACCCCAGGAGGGGCAACAACCATTGCCATCTCTTTGGCACCCAAGCCACCTTCCAGGGATTTATTGATTGAGGGCAGGACTGTCTTGTACTTAACCTCATTTTTCTTATTGAAGATGCGATCCCAACGACCAGTAAGATCAGTAAAGTAATCCTGACCCGTATCTACATCCCGATTAATAAGGAGAGCTTTGCGAACCAAGGCTTCCACCTCATCAATCCTGTTTTCCTTAATTAGTGAAATGCTATCAGCAATCGCTGCTTTCATAGCTTCCTTTTTTGCAAACCCCTCTACGAGGTCTAGCATATACTTCGTGTTGCCTACTGTGGAAGTGTCTACATTATTAATGTATGCAAGCTCATCCTCATAGTCGGAGGCATTCTCCCTAGAGCCAAGCTTAGGCTTGATGTCTTGAATGATAAAATCATCAGTCGGGAGCTTACCATACTTCTCATAATGAGCCTTGACATTGCCAAAGATCTTAGCATGGGAAGGGTACTCAAAGTAATCTGGCTGAACCAGATTAATAATTTGTAGATAAAAGTCTTTGTTGGATTTCAAGAGGTAGAGAATGCCTCTTTGAATGTTCTCGCTAAAATCGTAAGCCATATTATGTCGGTTTGTTTTTGTTGGGTTTTGTTATGTCTAGTTTCTCGCTACCTATGTCTTTGTAGCCCATCTTGTTCGCCTTATCATAGGCATCTGCGGTTAGTTTTTTAGCACTTTCTATTTTCTTTCTGGTCTGTGCCTCGCTCACCTTGTTCATCCCTCGGGATTCAGCAAACTTATCCCAGTTAATGTTAGCAGACTTGTAGCGGATAGACTCATCATCCGTAGCTTCCTTAGATTTCTTAATATTTTGGTGGAGCCACCTATTTCCTGAATCTTTATCATATCCATGCTCAAAGTGCTTCTGATACCTGCGCCTTACCGTGTGGAAATCTTGAACCCCAGGGTTATTCTGGTTTCCTGCTCCGTCATCCTTAAAGGATATAGGAACAGACTGTTGGAAATACCTATGGGATAATGCCTTACACTTAGGACATTTAGTTCTATCAGGAGCTTTCCCTACACGACACTCTCTATCCCACCAAATATTACACTCTCTACAAATCCATTCATATGCTGCCATAATTATTCCTCCCAGTTAAGGTCATCTTCCGTAGGTAACTCTTCAAAATCCTCAGGATCCACAATCCCCTCCTTCTAGGGAGCAAGCATCTCCTGCCTGGACACTAACCTCAAGTGCTTCATTAGAGGGGGCTCCCATATACTTTTGAATATTCTCTTCAGATAAGGGAATAACCTTCAAGGGTTCTCCTTCTTTTGCCCCTGCCCTGTAAACAGTAAGTCCTTTAAGATAGGGAGCGTAGTCTAGTGCAGCCTGAGAAAACTCTTCAGGCGTTGAAGTACTTGGTAGATTAATTGTTTTGGAGATGCAGGAGTCGATGAACTTCTGTACCGTAGCCTGTACTTTGATGTGGTCCTCTGGAGGTACATCATAGGCTCCAACGAATGCTGTAAGGGGTTTTCCTTGGTCATAGTATTCTCTAAATAGGGGGTCAACAACTAATTTCTCTTTCCAAATATTGTTATTCCGATAACGCCTGTTATACATAGCAGAGAAAATAGGCTCAATACCTGAACTAACCCCGTGGAGCATTGAAATAGTGCCGCAAGGAGGAATGGTAAGCATAACAGCATTGCGAATCCCGTGTCGTTTGATAAGCATTCTAATACGAGCGGGGAGAGTCTTTGCAAATTCTTCTTCAAGATATTTTTTATAATCAAACTCAGGGAAGGGAGCCTTGTCCCTTGACAGGTATATAGACATCTTGTAAGCTTCATCTCTGAAGGTACTGAATAATCTTTCTAAAAACTCTAAGCAGGACTCACTACCGTACTTTAAACCCAGTTTAATTAACATATAATGTAGTCCAGTCACACCCAAACCGATCCTGCGGGAACGCTCACCCACCAGTTTACACTCCTCCGTAGGGAATGTGTTGATGGTCAGAACATTATCTAGGAACCTAACTCCATTCCTGACAGTCTTTGCCAAGCGTTTCCAATCCAAGTCAGTACCATCATCAAGAACCATATTAGATAGATTAACATTGCCCAAGCAGCAGTTGCCATAAGAAGGAAGGGAAATTTCGCCGCACGGATTCGTTGAATCCAGTTTTTCAAAGTATGAAACATTAGTGTATTTGTTTGCTAGGTCAATATTATATATGCCAGGATCACCTGACTCAACGGAATTTTTCCAAATCAGATCCCATAGTTCTCTAGCTTTAATATCATCACGGCCCACACACACAAATGTATCCTTCCAATCTTCTTTATGGAAGTTATTAGCACGGGCTAAAGCATCCTCCTCATCTTGAGCGATTACAGAGAGGTTAGTCTCCCCATTACGAGTCATGTGATAAGAATGATACTCCTTGTTGTTGAAAGTAAAGTACCAATCTTCCCCAAGCTCAACAGCCTCAAGGAAGCGATTGGTGATAGCTACAGAGATGTTAAAGTTATTTAACTGGCCTTGGTCTAGCTTGACACTAAGGAACTCAAGCAAATCAGGATGAGTGACATTAAGAATGCCCATAAGAGCCGTGCGCCTATTTTTTCCCGCTCGTACATGTTCACCTACCTCATTAATCATTTTAAGTACAGAAACCGATCCTGGGGCTGAAGACTTTACGCTACCAATATCATCACCCTTTGGACGAATCTTGGACACATTAAACCCTACCCCTCCCCCCGCACAAGAAATCTTGTACATATCTTGAACAGTTTTACCAATTGAATCCACGCTGTCTTCAGGTACAATGACATAGCAATTAAG